CTTTACGTTTCGCGGTTTCCCGGGTTTCAAGATCACGATTCAGTCGATTTTCAGCCATGATTATTTCCTCATATCCAGAGCAACTTGTTTAGCATATGCCTCAAGAGGCACGCCTAGCCGTTTCGCAATAGCCACTTGACTACTAGTCAGCACGATTTTTCGGGGCGCTGTGCTGCGGGTAGCAGGAGCTACTACATTACTTCGACGGCGTTGCTTGAACTGATCTGGGAAGACTTCGCGCATACGAGAGTTAATTCTCTCGTAGTAGTCGTCGCTACGGGGATCAATCCCCTGTTTGACCAGCTTCTGATGCAACCCCAATGCGAAGCTAGTCATTTCATCGTCTGAGCCAAACCACGCATTAGCTTGTTGCCACTCGTGCGCTTTCGGATCAGCCGGTACTGGGGCGTTAGATTGACGTTCTACAGGAGTTTCTGTCTCTTGTAAAGGGGGTAACCTAAAATTACTAACACGCTCGGTTTTAGACTTGGCCGCAACCAATTCTTCTTGCGCGTCAACCATTGCATCAGAATCACCCGACTCATACGCTTGCTTGTATTTGCGCTTGGCCTCGTCAAGTTCCTGTGCGGCAACCCGTTTAGCCTGTTCAAGCAATACTTCCTGATTCTTGTTAACCGTACCCTTTAGCTCGTTGTTCTCACCAACTAACTTGCGGGCAAGGCGTTCAAGCTCTTCCTTTTCACGTAGAGCGGCCTCTTTAGCACGTCTTTCGTCGTGATAACCCTTGTTAAAGTGCTGAATACGCTTGCGAACTTTCTCGGAATAGTCCTGCAATTCGTCATCAGTTACTTCTTCTGGCGGATCAGATGCCTTCCGATTCCGGTCTTTCTCAGGGGTATCATCAACAATTTCAATTTCCACATCAACATCATCTGATGCGGTGACCGTTACACCTTCCGATTCAACCTCATCGGGGAATTTGTATTCGTCCTTTTCCATAGTTTAAGCCCTTGTAATGCCTTGTGGATCGGAAACAACAGCCTCAATCGAGTCGTCGTTCATAAGACGGTATTCCGAACCATCGAAACGAAACCGAGTACCGGTATTAGCGCGAAACAATACGTAGTCTCCGACTTCACACCAAGGACCGTTTGGGTACCGATCAGGGTCGGAATAGGCTTGTGGCCCCATGTCCAATACGAGTCCAATCATTGACAAGACTTGCTCGGCATGTTTCGTATTCTCGGCTTTAACTAGTCCCGATTCATACGTATCCTCGATAGTAGGCAAGGCAATTAGCAGCTTGTAACCAACGGGGATGGGAAGTTGCGCTTCCATTTCAGCATCAGTCACAGTTTGGGCATCAGTCATCTTCATCATCCATAAAAGTACGCGAAAGGTCTTGGATTTCCATACGTGCAAGGGACAGACCTCGAATGATCCCGCACGCCGCTTTATATTCGGCAAAGTCTTTAGCTCCACCGGATACAAGTGACTCCATAGCAGCGGTTTTATGCGCTTCTATCTTTTCAATCAGCACGTCAAAGACGGTTTTAGCCACAATTCATTACCCCCGTGGTTAGCCTCCCGAATTGGGAGGCTGTTGTGTTACGTGTTTCATAACATCAAGTCGCATCTTCTGTTGGGCTTGTTGGTCCTGAGAAGACGTTTGGTGAACGTTACGCTGGGCTTCGACTTGCAGTCGTTCCCGATCCAAACCAAGTTTCTGTTCCTGTAGCTGCATATCAGCCTGATCCTTGGCTTGCTTTCTCGCCACTTCAGCTTGCTTAACCTTGAGTTCGCCTTGTTGAAGCTGGAACATCGGGTCTTGTGCTTGCTGTTGTGCTTGCTGCTGCGCTGCTTGTTGCATGTGTTCCTGAGCAAGCTGTTTACCTGCCTCAGCCACAAGCCGCGCCAACTGAACCTCGATCTCTTCGGGCAGTTCTTCTCCCGGCACAGGCAACGGAGCACCGAGGCGTTCCTCGATCTGCTTGCGATAGGAAAAGCCCAAATGTTCAGCGATGTGTGCTTGCAACGCAGCCATAAGCTGCTGTGCTTGCGGGTTCTGCCCCATAGTCTGGGCAATCATCGGGTCTTGCATAAAGCTAGTATGTGCAGCGATATGCGCCTCGTGGTCCTGATAAATAAACGCTTTGACCGGCTTGCCAATCAGCACGTTCATGTTTTCGGACACGGGGTCTGTGGGTTTCTGGTCATCCTCGATGGGGACCAGCTTGTCAGCGTTCTTAACCCCTAGCACCTCAATCATCTGACGATGCAGTTGTGGCAGGTTGTAAATCTGCGGGGCTTGCTGTGCCATCTGGAGCACTGCCTGATACTGAACTACCCGCTGCGCCATAGTGGACGAGTTCGGGTCGCTGACAGGTATTACTTCTACCATGTCATAGTCAGACTGCTTGATCTTGCGATCCGTCGTGTCTTGCGGGTCGTAGCTATACGCCTCGGGCGTATAGTCGCGGATGAGTTCTTTCAGGAGCTTGAACTCCTGCTTCATGGCATAGTGAACCCGCGCTTGCACAGCCGCCATCGGCTTGAGCGTACGCTCTAATAGAGCTAGTGTAGTACCCACAGGAGCCTGTGCGCTCATATCTGATATATTCATATCTGATATCGCACCAAGTCTGCGACCGTCCTCGTTGATCTGCGTCATCAACGCAAGCAATACTTGGCTAGGCTCCTTGTAAGGCAACATCATGATGTTGTCCTTAATTGCCCCGCTCGGGATATCGACATCGCGGAACTCGCCCGGACCAATCGGCGTATCATCACCCTTGACCCGCATACCACGAGCCTTCAAGCCCCCCGGCAGGTTACTCAGCGTACCCGCATCGACAAGCTGACGAAGTATTGACGTTCCCGCTCGGGAATATCCACCAATAATGTGGATCAAGCCAAGACCGTAGAACCCAAACCCCGGCACGTACACGTAGTGGACAAAGTGCTGACGTTTTTTATGCAGGGGGTCTTCTGGTTCCCAGTTGCGCCTAATAGATAGCACCTTCTCGGTAGCACGCTCTATTGTCACCACGTAAGGTTTGGCAAGCTGCTCGATCTCTTTGGATTTAGAGTTCTCGCCCTCGTCGTCCCCGATATCGCTACCATCCTCAATCTCATCCTCGTCCACACCTTCAATAACCAAGTCAGCGTGGACCTCGTAGATTGTGTAGCGGTCGTCATCGGTCAGGGAATACCCACCTTCCTCGGCTTTCTTCTTCTCAATATCAGACGGGAATGACTGAGGCTCCCCCAAGTCCACATCACGGTAGAACCTGTTAGCTTGCAGCCGCTTGATTTCATTCTCGGTTTTACGCATCACGTGCGTGATCCGCTCCGCTGACTCAAGGTTAGAAGCACCGTATGGCACTAACATATCTTCTGCTGGAATAAAGATAGCCACCTGCCGACCCAATGCTGGGTCAACGTAGACCTTCTTAAATGCCGATCCGGCGAGGCCCAAGGCATATAGCATCCGCTCATGCTCTGGGCGGTACTCAACCATGCGCTCGGTCAACTGATAGTTCATATCCTCTTTCACACGCTCGGACGCTTCTTCCTTTTCACGTGTAACCTGACCCATGACCTTGGTCTTGACTGGCCCCATTGACGGGAAAGTCTCCGACATAGCCTCGGCTTGGAACCGAATCGCAGCTTCTGCAAGCACAGAAGAGAACGCACCACACGCATCTTCCCAAGGCTCGGTACGCTCTTCGTACCTAAATCCAAGGACTTCCAGTCCTTTAACGAACGTATCTGCCCAGTCTTTGCGGTTGTTAATGTCCGCATCAATTAGCTCAATAAGATCGGATGCTAGGGTCTGTTGCACGCCTTCATCTAGGGTTTCTGCCAGATTCTCGTCAAAGTCACCTTCCTCGGCATCATCACCAGCGACTAGAGTAATTTCAACGCTGCCGTCATCAAGAGTAACCATATCAGGGTTGACAATATCAATCTCCAACATGCTGTCGAGATCTTCATCGGAAATACCCCCCATGTCGTCTAATTCAGCTTGAAGCCCACGGGGGGCCGCGTATGGTCCTTTGTCAATCAAATTTACTGGCATAGCCTACCTTTAATAATAGCCGCCACGGCGGGACTTAAAGTAACGAGTTTCTTCTTGCTCATCAGATGGCAGACGTATAAAGCCGCCTTGCCTAAATCGCATCAGTGCCATTACGGTGGAGTCAACCAAGTCGTCATTACTGACAAATGGAAAAC